GGCCAGCTTGCGTTCGTCTGCTGTCTCCTGCAGTCTAATCTGGATGTTGCGTTCGCGATCGGTCCAATACTTCTGCATGTCGCGCGGGACTTCGCCCCACTTCTCGCGCAGGAGCGGCGTCATGCTTGACGGGGCACGTATAGGTTCAAGTTCACGCCCCGTGATTGGATCGATTTCCTTTGTCGGTTCGACCGACATTGGACCCGCTTCGGGTACGGCTACAGGCTCCTTTGTGGTCTTCTCAAATGCCTTGAGCACTACGTCTCGTAGCGATTTCGGCTCGGCTGATTCAACGGCTTCTGTCGCAGGTACGGCTTGTTCTGCGACTTCGGCGACGTTGGAAGTGGTTCCGTTTTCCAGCTCTGGGCTGTTGTTGATGGAGTCATCCATGGTGTCTACCTCTTGTGGTTGTTTGGTCTATTTACTGTGCTGCTGAACCGCCTTGATGACGGCTTCACGACGCTTCTTGTTGTCAGCGGCTTCGACGTTCTTTTTTTGAATGCGGGCCTCTGCTGCTGCTTCGCTACTAGGAATCTTGTTGTTCTCGCGTAGGTATCGCTTGTAGTCTTGTCCTGACTCGATCCAGGTTCCTTTGCCGCCGTGCTTCCCATCAGGCATGTGGAAACCCTTGTGACCGGTGAAGGTCATCGCACTGATAGCTGGTGCAGTAAGTCCCTTCACTGTCGGCATTCCACAGCATTCGGGCGTCTCGTTACGGTTCGCGATACTGCGGACGTACTCGTGTTCGGTGCCGCAGGTATGGCAATGTGCTACGTAGGTTGGCATCACTGGCCTCCGTCTGGACGAGTGTTCAGCAGGTCGATAGCAGCGCTATGGACATGGGCTGCTTGCTGGTGTGCGACGTCCGCGGCCAGCTCGCCTTGTCGAAGCTGTACTTCCATAGCGCGAAGCTGGTTCTCGTATGCGTTCTGCTGCTGCGCAAGGGCCATCTGCGATGACTTGATTTGAGCCTGAAGCTGCGCGATGTAGCGCTTCGTTTCTTCCTGTGTTTGCACGGCTTGCATGTCGAGCTGCGCCTTCTGCATTGCGGCCTGCGCTTTGATCTCGTCAGGTGATGGTTGTTTTGGAGCGCCCTGCCCTTGCTGTGATGCTTGCAAGAGTTGCTGAAGACCGCTGTCGATGACGCCTTCGATAGCTTGCGCGCCCTTGAACCCGCTAACGCCCCACTTGATCAGTTCAAGCCCTAACGGCGCGATCTGCGGCGTTTGCTGAACTGCCGGAAGAATTACACTCATCATTTTGGTAAGCGCCTGGATGGTCTCGCTGCGCTCCGTTTTTTCAGTATTCCAGTTCGGGAGTTGCAAGCTGTCGACGCTGACGCTTAAGCGAAACTGCGACAGCTGGTCGTCCTTCAGCAGTTGTAGCGCAGCGCCGACGTACTGCTGATCTGCTGGGTTTAACTTTCCAGCCCGCGTCACGATCAACTCAGGTTGGTAGAACTTGCAGATCACGTGCGCCTTTAGGCGGAGCAGCGCTTCCACGTACTTCGCAACATCGTGTTGACGGGATGCGAAGCGCCCGAATGCCTGCTGACTTTTTGCCGTGGTAGCAGTCGCCGTTTCGTACGGCGTGGCTTGGCCGCGCATGATGTCGCTGATTCCTTCGACTTCGAAAATCTGAGCCCTAATCCGGTCAAGCTGTGCCGACGCAATCTCAAACGCGCTCGCAACCTGGTCGAGCGGCGCGAACTGAATGCTGCCCTGCAGGCCACCTCGCTCTGCGAACTGATTCCAGTTCTTCACGCCTACGCCCTCGTTTTCTTTGACGTTCGTATAGAGGTTCTTGATTTCCGGGCTTCCGGCGTCGTACACGAAGCGGACACCCAATGCTTTGCTAAGCTGAGTGCAGCGCTGATTGAGTTCGTCCAGTTCGTCATACTTGCCGCGCACCAGTTGGTAATCGCAGATCGGCAGCGTGTTCGATGTGTCGAAGCGTCCAAGCGGCGGCATAGGTGTTGGGAAGAAGCCATCGAACTTCATCGTGTCTTGCTTGACGTCGAGCGGCACTGGCAAGGTCTCCGTAACCCAAAACACGAGTTGGCGTTCCTTGTCCCAGATTTCGTAGACATCGGCTGTTGGCTCGGTCTGGTTTTTAGGGGCCAGCTTAGCTTTGCTGGAGTCCTGCGCTTCCGGCTTGGTGTCGTAAGCGATTTCGTTCAGAGTCTCGATTGGAAGGTTGTGGCCAAAGCGTGCTCGAATAGCTTCCTTCGTCATCGGGATGCGACGGCCAACCCAACTGCACATCGTCCAGACCTTGCAGGGACTCCAGTAGAAGTCGTCCCAAGCCACATAGTCCGTGCACGCTTCCTGCCGCGTAATCACGGACGGTTGTGGGATCAAAGCTCCCGTCACGTGGTCGACCTGCGGTGGCTGCTCGTGTTCTTCTTGTTCTAAGCGAAGCCAACTCACACCGAGACCCGCAATTACGTTATCGAACAAGACTTGCTTGAACGTGGCATCGAAGCCACCAGTCTCCAACTCGTACTTCAGGTTGTTCTGTAGAAGAATCCCGGCCACGCGCGCTACATCATCTTGTGTGTCGTCGAATCGGCGCTTGATGTCTGGCCTAGGCGTATTGGCGTACAGCGCGGCCAGCTTAGTGTCCGTGTTGAGGAAGTAGATGTTGTAGAACTTCGCGCCCTTGTACTCTGCCCCTGCTTCGGCACGGTAGCGTGTGACTGCTTTGATCGCGACTTCGTTCCACTGCTTGCGCTCGTTGCGACAGGCTTCAATTTGCTTTAGCCACTTTGCCTGCTCTGCTTCGGTCTGGTACTGCGCAAGTACGGGATCGTGTTCAAAGGCGTCGTCGCTGACTCCACTGTCCATCCCTTCGTTTTCGTTATAGTTATCGGTACCCATCTATGCTCCGTGCGCTTCTAGTGGCGCACTTAATTGGTCTGTTTAGTCCCACGCACGCCCTATGTCGTGGCTGCGGATGGCTAGTTGACGCTCGCGTTCCGCGAACGCTTCGTCTAACGTCCAGCGACTGGTATTTACTCGGATACGGTCCGTGAGTTGGTCGATGCGTCGCTGGCTGTAGCGCTCAATCGATCGCCCGAGATCTTCTTCGCTGATGGACAGCACGGCATAACGGAACGCGTCAGCACCGTGCGACCACTCGTTGTGATCCGCTTCGCTGCTGAACGTCCCTGCTGCACGATTGAACTTGCGGCTGTAGTTTTTGAGAGCTTCGATGCCTCGGTGGCAGCGGTCCGTGTCGATGGCGAAGGGCCACAAGCGCAGGAACTTACGCACCGCGTCGATACCGTGCATAACGCGGTTGCCTTGGTCTGGATTCGGAGCTTTGCGCGCTGGTAGCTCGTGCTCCAAAAACGTATCCATGACGGACTTCTTGGAAGCGAACGTTCGATGCATGGCATCGTGCGGAAGCCAAACGGTCTCATACGTGTATGGCTTCAACGCCAGCATGTCGCAGACCTCTTCAGCGTCGAACCCGCTTTGCTCCCAGTAGTCGATGAAGCGCACTTCGCCGTTCACGACTTGCCAATACCAGATGACCGCCGCATCGCTGTGGCCCAGGTCCATCGCGATACTGACCTTTTCGGCAGGTTCATACTCAAGCAACTTGAACTTGCCCTGCGCTTCCGCTGATGCAATCTGCTTCCCGTAGAACGAACCGCGGAAGGCAGCGTCGAACGAACACTCAAGCTCCTGCTGCCATTCCTCGACCTCCATTTCGGACTTCATGTCTTCGATCTCGCTAGCATCCAAGATGCCGCTATCGCTGGCCTTAAGTCGAAGCGAGAAATACTTGTGTGGCTGTTGCTGTGCCAATTCCCAACGGCGGTAGAAGTCGTTCTTTCCCTTCGGCGTGCCCATGAACACGACCCAGCCCTTGCGGTCAGCAAGCGCAGGACGAATGACTGTGCTGTAGACCTCGGGCTTCATGTCACCGTACTCGTCAAGCACGACGCCATCGAAGTACAGACCACGTAGGTTGTCGGGGTTATCTGCGCCGGCGAGGAAGATGCGCGCCGTGTCACCGGCTACAGTCGGAATTTCGATCCACAGTTCGGTTTCGTTCTTCTTCACGCCGGGAATGGCCTTCGTGAAGTCGATCAGGTATTGCCAAGCGACCTGCTTTGCTTGCCCCTTGTACGGGCACAGGTAAGCGAACTTGGGCTTGGGTAGAAGCTTTCCTTGGCGGTCCCTGACCTGAAAGCGCATAGCCTTGGAAATCAGGTCTTGAATGACGCTGAACGTCTTACCCGCACGTCGGTGCGCGACGATTACGGCACGGCGCTTGCTTCGGTTGTGGAACGGTATGAAGGCTTGGCGTGGCTCGTATGGCAGTTGGACGGTTTGGACGCTATTACTCATCGTCCAGTTCATCCACGTCGATGACGTTGCCGGTATCGAGTGGCGACGGCGGCAAGCTGTTGATGATGTTGACTACTGCCGGGCCGGTTTCTGCCTTCTGCGCTTCTGGCAGCAAGCGGGCATACAACTTGACGAACTCGGTTGGATTTTCGTGTGCCCACTTGGTCAAGCGCGGCAGTCCGCCAAACAGGTCAAAGGTTGCCTGAAAGACGTCTTCCACAAACTTGCGATCCCTGCGCTTGAACACGTAGTCAGCCGGGATCGTAGGCAAGTGCTGTTCGAAGATGTCGATCACACCGCTTTGGCGAATGTCGGTATCTGGGCTTGATAGCTTGTCGAGCGTTTCGGCGCTGACCTCCGCGACCTGATGGGTCGTCTTGTTCTTGTCTTCCACTTAAATAACCTCGCTGGCTCATCTAGAGCCGTCAGCTATTTATTAATCGGGAGACAACTGGTGAAACGAGGACAACGCCTTAGCCTTCGAGCAGACAACATGAAGCGCCTGCGCAACCTGGGCTTACCAACTGACTTGTTCAGCGCTGGGTTCTGGGAACGCGAAGCGGAAGCAAAGCAGCGCGAACTTCGACTGTTAGCTGTCTTCGAAGCGACCTGGAAGGCTGGGGAATGGGATCACTTGTCCCTGCCCTTCGCACAGATCATCGAACGATGGAAAGCAGAGATAGCAAGCCCGCTGCACTTCGCAAGCATCGGCCCTAACCCGCGATGGATTCCTGTTCTGGGTGACGCGGTATGCGACTGGCGAAGACATACATGTGGCGGCTACCGCAAGACTTGGCGCGAGTATCGGCGCAAGCAGA